TCCCAGTTTATTTCTTTGTTCAACATGTAGAGTTCAGTTGCTGCGTGAAAGTCTGTTCCACGACTGGTTGCTTTCTTAGTAATACGATTTGCTTCTTCAATACCAACTCTTGCTCTCCATTTAGCAAAGATCTGTCGGTTGTAGAAAGAAGTTACAGACGTAATGGAAGGCACCCATTCTCCATTTGGAAGATTATAGAGACGGATGCCTTGTGTTTCTTTTTTGTTTAGTTCAAGATCACCGAGAAAATTATGATGAATAAAGGTCATAAATTAAGTTCCATTTTTGCAATTAGATATTCTTTACAGAGTCCTGAACGAACGATATCCTCAACACCAAATTCAATAATGTCCATAGATGGCATCGTTCTGAGAATTCTCATGAAGTCTGCAATTCCATTCTTCTCCGCAGACTTAACAAGATCGGACTGAGTAGCATCGCCACAGAACATAATTTTAGAGTCCTGTCCAATCCTTGTAATGATACTATCAAGTTCGTGGAAGTTCAAGTTTTGAAACTCATCCACAATGATAATAGCATTGTCAAGAGTTGTGCCACGAATAAAAGATGTGCTCCAGAAACTGATGGTTCCTTGATTTTTGAGATTAGCATAGAGCATCTCAAAGTCAGAATCTGTGGGCATCTCAAACATATACTTTACCATATTCTTATATGGAATCTGATAAAGTGACGACTTGTCCTCATGGTCTCCAGGTAGGAAACCAATCTCTCTGGTTGCTACAAGAGATCTAACAAGGTAGATCTTCTCATAAGGTGTCTTTTCATCCAAGACATCTTTCAGAGCATTGTAGAGGGTAATAAAAGTCTTACCCGTACCTGCTGCACCATATGCTACAAGATTTTGATCGTTCTTATAGCATCGGAAGAGTTCCTCCTGATTCTGAGTCAGGGGTTCAATCTTCCTCATTAAATCTGAGTTGATTGGTTTCTTTCTTTTCATGTGCTTGTTGGACATCCCGAATGGGACAATTGGTGTTTGAGACTTTCTTTTTGCGGGCATAAGCTGAGTTTAGAGTTAGAAGGAGTAGTCACGATTTTTCCGAACCGTGGCACCCGGTTGTTTGGATGCACGGTCCAGAACTTCGTTCCAACCACTAGACTTTGCTTCTCCTGTCCATCTAAACTCTGTATCGATTCCTGCACAACCTTGTGACCAGTCCTTGTCCCAATCTGGGTTTTCATCTTTCCAATCACAATACTCTTTCATGGTCATGCTAAGAGTCTTTGTTTCTTTTGTCTTCTTATTAATAACAGGGTACGTTGGCATAAACGTTCAATCCTTTTCTAATATTTATTAAATCCATTCCATTGCTTCCGCAACGGCAGGGAACTGTTCGCAGAAGATTTTCTTAGCACCCAAAGCAATGTCCATGTGCTCCTTCTGTGTACCGTTTGCAGAACGCAAATCGATATAATGGATCCATGATCGCACTGAACCGGTCATGTAGATTTTTGTGGGACATGCCAAAGGAAGCACAAAGCGAGCACACTCCTTTGCGATTGATGCATCAAGCATTTCTTTGTAGAGTTTCATTCCCTCTTCAAAGTGTTTCTTCATTTTGATCTGAAACTCTTGACGGACAAACGGGTCAATATCATCAATAGAATTCTGACGATTCTTGGTGTCTTGCCTGCGTAGTTCAGGTAGAGGGATCTCCTCCGCGAGTAGGGAAGAATCAGCATAACGTTGTGAAAATTCTTGATATGTGAACGAACGGTGGCGCAGCACTTGAGCTGCTATGCCCCTAGTAGTGTTCAACTCCAAGGTCATGTATGCCTGCTCAAAGATACTCCAGTGCTGATGCTTTACACAATACTTGAGCAGACCAGAGAACTTTTCATTCTCCTGGTTTGCTGGGTTGCTTACACGGGCACAGTAGGCCATGTGTTTCTCTGCATCTGGGGTGACACTAATCAGTTTAGTCAGGGTATCCGTCATCGTCATTAAATACTTCGTCGTAATCTGCTACAGGGTAAGGGATGGGATCATCAAAGTTCTCCCGTTTGTCAGTGTAAGCACCGGGATCTGAATATACTTCTGATTCAAGAGCTTCAACCAACAGTTTTAGATTCCTTACTATCAGTTTAAGTTTATCTCTTTCCATAAAAAAATGGGAGGTAACCCTCCCATTCTAACACTATTCAATTGGTTTTGCAATCACTTGGTGTAAGTGCGACCACGATAGCAGAAGGTGCCGTGAGTTTCCTCAGGTGCCTCATGTACTTTGCAATCTACACCACGATATTTGGTGATGTTGATTTGTGCATCGTGCAGTGCTGCTGCCTTGTCGATTTGCTTTTTGATGAGTGTTAAGGTGTTCATTGGTTTACTCCTGAAATACTAGGGTGAAAATTGAACCTTCTCTGCTTTCGCAGGATCCGTTTTTTCCCGTTCCTTCAGTCGTTTGCGTCCCAGTTGCACTCAGGTGTTGCTTCCTTTACGGTCTCAATCACCTCAGTGCGAATGATTTGATCTACACTTTTATTTGCATCAACACGGTTGATAAGATCAACAGCATCGACACAGTGCATAGAAGAGTAGAGTAACAAATCAAACATGGGATGAACGCTCCGTTCCGCGACTTACTTGCGTCCCACAGAGTGGGATGAACGACAGGTCTATTATAGACCTCATATATTATATAGTCAAGTACTTTTGTATAACGTGTTACAAAAACATACCCTTGTCACTCATGTACTTGAGTGTTTCTTTTAATGTTCCACGATGATCTAATCCAATAGCAACTTGTGGATACTCTGCTTCTTCTCCAAATTCTGCTTTGAATTGTTTGTGAGTAAAATCAATACCCAATAAGAATTGTCTTACATCTTGACCACATGCTTCAAGAACCATGACTGCTCGTTCTGATTCTTGACCACCATTACCATACACTAGTGCTTGAATCACTCTTTCTCCTCCTCTTCATACTCTAATACAACACGTTTGTACCTTCTACCGTTACTATCTACACAAGAGATGTGTCTCAACGTGGCACCCAATTCATCTGCAACTTCATGGAGTGTCCACCAGGGAACTTGCTTATCA